ACGACATGCCGTTCTAAACAACATAATATTTTTTTACTATATTTGCCAGATGTGTGCAATTTTTATACCAAAGAATGTACCGTCTAGCAAAAATAGTAAGCAATGGACAGGTAAATATTTAGTACATTCTAAAACAGTTAGAAATTACATAAAAGAAACGAAAGCAGATTGGATCAAAAACAAACAAAAATTTTTAGAATTGATAAAAGATAAACAAAAACCTTACAATATAAAATTTACATTTATTAGAGACACAAGACGTAAATTTGATTACATTAACCCTTGTCAAACAATACAGGATTTAATGGAGCAATATGGTTACGTAGAAAATGATAATTGTGAAAATATAATACCTAGCTTTGGTGTATACTCAGTAGACAAAAACAAAGCTGGTGTAAAAATAGAAGTGTTATGACAAAAAATGTTTTTTTAAAAGATTATTTTGAAGAATATTGCGAAAAAGTTGAAATGACTATAGAGCAATTATACTCTAAATCTAGAAAAAGAGATTTAGTAGAAAAAAGAATGTCTATTATGTACGTTTTAAGAAAATCAGTAGGCATGACTTTGCATACAATAGCAGAGTCTTTAAATAAAAATCACGCTACTGTAATTCATGCAGTCAAAACTATTGAAGACTTTATAAAAGTGTATCCACACATAAGAATGCATTGTGAACTAGCAGAAGAAGCGCTGTTAAATCATAAAGAAAATTTAGTAGAATATTTTAAAACACCTATACTGTCAGAAATAGAAAGAAACAAACAACTAGTAGATATTCTGCTAGACAATAATGATAAATTAAAATTAAAAATCAAACAATTAAAAAAAGAATTAGATGAAAAAGAGTAAAAAAATTGAAATAACTATTACAGGAGAAAAGTTTAAAGTAGAAGAAAAAGTTAACGAAACTTTAAAGTCTATGTCAGAAGCATTAAGATCGCATGAAGTGGCTTTGTTGACTTGGGTACACAAAGACTATACTTCAGAGGGTAAATTTACAAAAAAAGAGGTAGACAGCTTTAGAAACAGCTTAGAAGAATACTGTATGCAGATACCAGAGGCTGATAAAATTTTAGAAAGAATGAAAGAAATAGATGATAAATTAGAGCAAGACATACAGGAAAGGCTAAAAGAAAAACAAAAAGTTCAAAACAAAGAAGAGAAAGAATAGGGGGCTAAGAATATATTTACTATTTTTGTAGTGCTTTCTTATCCATGTTCACATGGTTTTTGTTTTGATTCATTAGGGCCCTACTTCGGTAGGGTCTTAATGTATTTAAAATAAATAAATGAAATTAATAACTAATCATAATTTAGACCACGACAGCTATTATATTGATACAGAGTATGTAACAAATAGTATGCTGAATAACCTTACAGGCAAATCTCCTGAGTATTTTAAACACATGATAGAGAATCCGCAGCCAGCTTCTTCTGCTATGAAATTTGGATCTGCATTACACATGAAGGTTTTACAGCCTGAAGAATACAATAAACATTACGTAGTTATGCCTAAATTTGACAAAAGAACCAAGAAAGGTAAAGAAGATTTTGAGGCATTTACCAACAAACATATGTTTAAAACTGTATTGTTGCAAGAAGATCATAACATTATACATGATATGACAAACAAATTATTTCAAGATAAAGATGCTGCACAATTATTATCAAACGGCTTAAAAGAACACATAGTTGTTTGGAACAATGAAGAATATAATGTAAATTGCAAAGGTATGTTAGACGTATTTAATAAAGAAAGAAATATTATAGTGGATTTAAAAACTACTAAAGATACGTCATACTATGGATTTGCCAAATCTATTAAAAAATTTAATTATCATAAGCAGGCAGCTTTTTATATGGATGCAGTTAAGGCTGACGAATATTACATAGTTGCTATAGAGAAAACAAAACCATACAATATAAGCATTGTACAGTTAGGTGATGATCTTATTGACAGGGGTAGAGAATTGTATAACAATGATTTAGAAATATATAAATATTGTTTAGATAATAATTATTGGCCTGGTCAAGGGTATGATTACCTAGATAAAAAATCAACACGAACTATTCACATAATGACAGAAGACATATTATGAAACATTCAGTAGTATTTGAGGGTGGAATTGACAAAGTTAGCACCCTGGCTGACGGGAGCCTACGGATTTACGTAGGTACTCCTGAGTTAGCGCAAGAAACTATGGTTAATCTTTTTAGATTAATTAGAAAACCTGGTTATGTATTAATATCAGCTAACCATATTAATCAAGATCAAATAGATGCAGTAGAAAAAGTAACAAGCAACTCAGAGTTTAATGAAAAAACACCAAGCCAAAGAATGAGAGGTGTGCTTTATAAACTATGGGAAAAAACACAACCAAAAACCCTAAATGGCGATACGGGCGAAATGGAATATGTAGATTTTGATTTATTTTACAAAAGACAAATGAATAAAATAATTGACCATTATAAAACAAAACTAGACTAATGACAAAACACAGCGAACATTACTATGAAGTAGGAAGAAACGGGTATGTAACAGACGTTACAGTAGATAAAAGAATACCTTCCTACTACATAGGAAAAAAATACAAATACGAAGCTCGCAAAGTAGTAGAGGACTTTGATTTAACTTACAATATAGGTACAGCTGTAACTTATTTATTAAGAGCCTACAGAAAACATAATACCCCTGTAGACTGTATAAAAAAAGCAATAGCACATTTAGAATTTGAATTAGATAAAATAAAAAAATGAATATAATAGCAGTTACAATATTACTAATGTTATTAGTATATTTACAAATAAAATTAAATAATAAAGTATGAAAATATTTAAAGATCCAAATAAAAAGTTAAAAAAAAATTTAGAAAAATATGCCGAAAAAAAGAAAATTAAACAGCAAGAATCCAAAATACATGAGCAAAAGTCAGAGACAGGAAAAGGAAATAAAAAAACAAGAACTCGCTTGTATCATTTATGATAAAATAAAAGTATATAAGGTTTGGTATAAATAATAACTTACACGCTAACGTTGTAATTTAGTATACCTTGTAACCCATTTCTTCTACTATATATAAAGGCCTGTGCCTTTTTTATGTTTCCAATAAAACCTTTGCTATCATGCCAGTAATCTGTAGCCGACATAGAAGATAAATTTCGCACCGTAATACCGTTTAACTCTTCTATGGCTTGCAGCTTCATAGCTTTATTTGTATGATAATGACCCCTATGAACTTCTACATAAACAGTATTACTCCATAAATTTTTAAATCTTTGCGCTATAATACCTGGTAGATCATTAGTTTTTGGGCCATCACCATGATCTGATATAATTAAATTGTTTCCATATGGTAAAGCCTTCATTAGACAATCACTATTATCTATTTTAACATTTTTATTATTTTCATAATACAATTCTAACGTATCACCTAAATGCATAACTGATTCTCTATCGTGATTACCTGGTATAACCATAACGTGCACATCAGCTACTTCGGATAAAATGTTAATTGCTTTTATCATAAGTTTTCTTGCACATCTATACATATCTATATGATAATCGCTGTTAAATTGTGGGGTTCCTCTAGTTGTAGCTGGAATTGGCCAATCACCGTCTGAATTTAATAAGTCTTGTCCTACAATAAAAAGTATCTTATCTATATAGAAACCCTTAGCTCTATATAAAAGATGCTCTATGGCGCTTAAAAGACGTTTCTCCGCTATTTTAAGACTGTATTCGTCACCCTTTATACCTATTTTACCTAAATGCAAATCAAAAGCAGAAATTTCTAATAAATGCAGATTGTTTCTATCTTCTGGTCTTTTTCTTTGTTTTTTTGCTACACTAGGTGATAAGTTTCGTAAATCTTCTATAAGTTCTTGTTTTATTTTTTTTATATCAAGCTGTGGTTTTATTTTTTTCAACCAAGCTTTTGTTCTATACATAGTAACTTTTACTTGGTTACGGTCATTGTCAAAACCTGTTACCTCATATGTACCTATATCGTATTTATCTACATCC